TATTTATTGGCTGTAAAATCGCGTTGGGCCATGGAAAGCAAATAATCTCCCGAATATTCTTGCAATAATTGTCCTCCACATGAAATAGAAATTTTGGAAATCATTTTTGCGCCTATATTTTCAATCCATTTAAACTCGTATGGCGCCCAACGCTGTGTATTTGCCAAAGCATCATTGGTAATAGAAGAGATGGATTCGCGTGGGGGCATAATAGGGCTCCAAATATTTGGCAGTGTCACTGAAACAAATGTATCCATCAACAAGTCTCCATATCTAGGAACATTAAAAGTAAACACCGATTCTTCCTGAAGTTTTAATGTAGACGACCCTTCATAATCAAGCCTAAATTTTTGCAATCCAAAATTCGTGTATTTATTATATGTTGTCTTAAAAAAAGTTTTTGAGGGATTTCCGTTTAAAATGGAATTGTTTAATCCTTCCGAAACCAGATTTAAAAGTCCTCCTGGCATTATTATGTAATTAAAAATATATTTAAATAATTAAATATTAAATAATTTTATGGAAGCTGCATCTGATTTAAAAAAACATATTGACAAATTCGTCCCCGACTTTGCAAAAGGGGGAAAGATGCAATTTATATTAGTAGTTGCTATTTTGGTAATCATAATCATTGCCGGATTTAGTTATGTTGTTTATATATTGAGCGGCAAAGCATATAAGCAATGTAATTTGATAAATTCTATTTACACGCTGAACACGAATATTAAACCAATAGATGAAACGTATGTGTATCCTGTAAATTATTATTACATTAAAACGGCTTATAATTGCTGTAGTGTAGGAAATTACGTGGATGATTATGTAGAATTATGTGCATTGGAAAAGATTATTAGTCAGGGGGTGCGTTGTTTTGACTTTGAGATTTTTAATATTAATGAACAGCCTGTCATTTCAACATCTACAAATACAAATACGTATATGAAAGAAACTTATAATTCTATTCCGTTCTCAAGTGCGTTAAACACAATTGTAACTCAAGGTATGCAAAACAGTAACAATAGTTGTCCAAATTGGACAGACCCCGTATTCATAAGTTTGCGCATGAATACAAATAATGTAAATGTCTACAATAGTATTGCATCTTTACTTAGCAATTACACGAATCAATACTTGCTGGCTGATGAATATAACTATGGAAGCAATGGCAATAATTTTGCAGCAACCGTTTCTTTAAATAGTCTGATTGGAAAAATGATAATAATGGTTCAAAGCTCTGGGTCAGTTCTTCAAAGTTCGCAATTATATGAATATACAAACATAATTACAGGTGGCCCGGGAACAAGTCCATATTTTCAATTCCAAACATTTAGCAATATTGTAAATGATAATGACACCGATGTTATTGATTATGCGAAAATGAATACTATTTTTGTTACACCAGATACATCAAATGGTACGCCCATTAACTCGGACCCAGCCTATTGTTTAAGTTCTGGGATACAATTTATAGGGATGGCTTATCAAATATTTGACAATTATTTACAAGCATATGAATCATATTTTAACTCTAAAGGACATGCATTTGTAGAAAAAAATAATACACTATTACCAATTGTGTTTAATATTAAAGTAAAAATAGCAAGCGCCGAGTCAAATCCAAACAAATGTAATTCAATCACTTTTGGGGATTATACAGTTGGGGGCATTGGTTCATCGTGTGGTTGTTCTGGAAGCACAGGTGGGACCGGTACAACTAACCCAACCGACCCAACCGATGAAAATACTTAAAATATTTTGTTATATTATGAGTTGCAAAGGACTTACTTTTGAGGAATGCGAACTAGTGATTCTTCGGATTGCAATGGATAAAGCAGAAAAAAGGGGAAAAGAAAGGAAGATAAATTTACCCGAAACTGCTAAAATAATTAATATTGTGGTTGAATTTATTAAAAATAAAAAACTTATTTGTTATGGTGGAACGGCGATAAACAACATTATTCCTTCCAGAGACCAATTTTATGACAAACATTTAGATTTGCCCGATTATGACTTTTTTTCTACCACTCCAATGGAAGACGCAAAAGAATTATGTGATATTTATCATAAACAAGGCTTTACCGATATAGAAGCAAAATCTGGTCAACATCCAGGGACATATAAAGTATTTGTGAATTTTATGCCTATTGCAGATATTACTTTTATGGAGAAGAAAATATTTGAAAATATTAAAGAAGAATGTATTCATATTTCAAATATCTTATACGCTCCTCCAAATTTTTTGAGAATGAGTATGTTTATTGAATTATCAAGGCCCGAAGGCGATGTTTCAAGATGGGAAAAAGTTTTAAAACGACTTATATTGTTAAATAAACATTATCCTATTGCAAGACGGTCTTGTAAACATGTAAATTTTCAGAGAAAAATGTTTTCCAGTAAAATAGATTCTACTAAAATATACGAAATATTACTTGAAAATTTTTCAAAAAATAATGTGGTCTTTTTTGGTGGATTCGCTGTCTCACTTTTTTCAAAATACATGAAAATTAAAATATCAGATAAACAACCGGACTTTGATGTTATTTCTACAGAACCCGAAAAAATGGCAAAAATCATAAAAAAAAAATTAGAAGAAGCTGGGTTTGAAAAAGTGACAATAACTAAACATTCACAAATAGGAGAATTAGTGGGGAAACATTTTCAAATTAAAATAGGAGTTGATACGGTGTCCTTTATTTATGAACCTCTCTCGTGTCATAGTTATAATAAAGTAGAACATAATGGGACATGGTTAAATATCGCGACAATTGATACTATGTTGAGTTTTTATCTTGCATTTTTATATTTAGATAAACCTTATTATGACACAGAATTAATTGTATGTATGTCTCAATATTTATTTGAAGCACAGCAACATAATCGGTTAAAACAAAAGGGATTATTAAAAAGATTTAGTATTGATTGTATCGGAAAACAACCAACCCTAGAAGAAATAAAGGAAGAAAAAACAAACATATACAACAGATTAAAAAAAAAACGCGACGACCCCGAATTTCAAAAATATTTTTTTAGATATAAACCACATGAAAAGTTTGCAACAAATACACTGTCAAAAACTGTAGTTAAACCCAAAACTATAAGCCAAAAATCTTTAAAGACATTAAAATCTTTGGGTAAACCTTTGAAAACGTCAAAGAATATGGCAATGAAAGCACCAAAGAATATGGAAAAGAAAACAAAAAGAAAACCTTCAAGAAATACTTTTATGAAATGGTTAAAATATTAAAAATTAATAAACAACATTAATTTACTTATAAAATAATAAAATACTCCAAATAAAAAACTGAAACCAAAATATCCCTGAATATTTGCATTTCCATCTTTTGAAAACATGAATGGAAAAAGAGTAAACATGAAATTTTTAAAAATAGGAAGTTGAAATAAGAAATATAAAATAGCTAAAAGAATGGGTGTTTGCAATTCGTCGTATATTTTATCAAACTTTTCACTTCGTGTTACTCTATTATTATAGGTTTGGATGACATTTTTATCCGATTCTTGAATAAATTTCTCTCCTTCACCGGGTACATAATTCGGCATAGCTTCTTCATCTATATTTTGCTGCATAGGAATATCTCTTGTTGGCAATAGTGTCTCGCCTTTCATAGATACTTCATTTATTTCGTTAATAATTTGATTAACTACAGATGGATTCATTCCTGAAGATGGCTGATTTCCCGAACCATTATTTGATTGATAAGGAAGATCATTAATAAATGTACTCATATACATTTATTAAAATTTAGTTTTGCAAATAATTACGCAAATTCTACAATTTGTTTTTTAATGTCACATGTTACTGATATTGGCTCAAAAACATAACAACTATCATTGTATTCAAAAATTTTACCCACTATATCATCAAATGGAGGTGCTTTATAAATAATACAATTTCCTTTATTACATATTCTTCTAAAGAGAGATGCCAATCCCAGCCCCAAAATGATGGACGACACAACTTTCCCAGATTTTGTATGAATAAATTTGGACAAGTTCATATATTAACATTGTATTTTTATTGTATCGGCACGTGTTTTATTTTTGCAGTATCAGTCGGACAATTTACTTTTTTTGATTTAAATTTAAAACATTGTCCCGCCCTATCTTTAAAAATAACATTGGAAGAATTTGTCAGTGTTGGGTATATATACACAATTTTATTTTCCGTTCCTAATATATATGAAAAAAATAAACCGATGATAAAACAAAACAGAAAAATACGGAAAGAAACATAATCGCCAAAATTCTTCATATAAAACCTAAATATTATATTTCAGAACCATCCGAAACGTTCTCTGACTCATTCTCCTCGCCTGATTTTGAACTTAAAACACTAGATTCATCTTCTGCAACAGCTTCTGCGGCTTCTGCGGCGGCTTCTGTGGCAGGGACAATTAATATTTTTTTAAAAATCTTTTTAGGTTTTGTAGTTTCCTTTGGTTTTTGTTTCGCTTTCTTTTCATCCAAGTTCATGGAAGCAATAAATGGTTGTAATTTTTCCGATAATAATGGTATTCTATCTATTGTTTCAATAAAAACTATTGGCAATTCATTTTGTATTAAATAATATTCGCCGTTTTTTTCTTCCACTGTATTTTGAAAATATGTCATTTCTCTTATTTTTTTAGAAATAGGATTAATTTGCATATATGCATGCATTGCATCCCGCAATAAATCATTATTTGACGTTTTTTTATAGTCATCAATCAAAGCTTTATATTCATCAATGTATTTTTTTTCCTCTATTTTCAACTCAACAATTTTTTCTTTATCCGGTAATATAGAAGAATACAAATCATAAGAATATTGATTATCATTTAATAATTGATTCAACCTTCCTTTTTTATTACTAAAAAAATCCATGACTTTATCTTCGTCTTCATAATTAAACATAAGGTCGTTTTTACATTCAATGATTGCTTCTTTTAATTGTTTAATCTTAAATGCATCCCTTTTAAAAATATTATCAAATGTATGTATATTGGGGATAACAAAATTAATATTTAAAGAACAAGGGGAAGAGGAATCCCCGCATTTAGCTGTAAATATTCTTCCGTTTGTATGATTAACTTCGGTCGCCACTATTTTTGAAAATTTTGTTCCGACATGTCTTTTACAATTCACGCAAGCCGGAACTACTTTTGAATTGCTTTTTTCCTGCAACTTTTTGTAATCTTTTTCATATTTATTTTTTAACATATAATATTTATTTACCAAATCCCAAAAAATAAAGGCATCCTTATCTTTTTCGTCTTCAAAAATTTCAATTTTAGGAGAACCATTTGTTTTCAATTTTTTTGTCTGTGTTTTTGGTTTTTCTTTATTTTTCTTTGTCTCCATACTCATAATATTATATTATCTACATATTTATTTTTATTATTTTTATAGATTTCATCATACTCGTTTGACCAATGGGGTAAACCCGAAATAAGTTTTTGACTATTTCTTCTTTTATCATCCTGATAATTTTTTATTCTTTCCAATATATATTGTTCTTTTTTCTTGTTACGTTGTTTTATTTCTTCTTTCGTAAGTCTGCCCTTATATTTTACAAATAAAAATAAAAAAACTAGAATAATTAAAGATAAAAACAAGCCTATATTATAGACATTATTGATATGTTCTTGGCGTATTTTTTTACAATTTTTTAAACTTTCATTAATAAAATATTTAAAACCATTTTCAACTAAAATAGGTGTATCCATAAATTAAATATTATAAATTAATTTATTACTTATAATTATGAATTCAAACGGAACATACAATTCTTCTCCATCATCTATAACGTCAACCGGTGCAGTCATTCCGGCTGGAAATACCGGCCCTACTCAATCTACATCTTGGTCCCCTTTTGTCTTTGTATTTCTTACTTGTGTTTTTGGTTATTTTAAATATACAAGCAATTTGAAAATGTATCCAGATAAAGTTTCAGGAGAAGGGATACCTACCCTAGCTAGATTTACTAATAGTATTTTGTATTTTCTAATTTATTTTGTCATTATTTTTGTATGTCAAATGTCTGAAAGTGTGTCTGCTTTAAATAAAATATGCACTGATAATGCAAGTAATAATTTTCTTTCGGCCTTTTCCTATTGTTTTGGTCCATGGTTTTTTATATTTTTAGGAATGGTCGCGATTTTAATTTTTTTCCCAACAGTTAAAAAGGCATTTTCAGATGTTATAGGTTATGCTTTTGTAGCTAAAAGTTTAAATATTATATTTAGTAAATTGTTATTTTCTGGCACAGAAGTAAAAAATAAATTATCCGACCCAAAATTAAATTCTGCAAAAAAAGATGAGCTTGAATTAGCTGCAGAAGCTATCATGAAAATTGTTGAAAAGAATTCGGTGTTTGTAAATCAGATGGAACCACAAGATTTTGCAAAAAAATGGGATGTATTAACACCTTTAATGAAGATAACAGACCAAGGTGAATTGGAAGAAATAAAAACAAAAATGTTTATACTGGTTCTTTTGAGAGATATCGTTGGCGAAATATGCTGGTATATTTATACCGGGGTTTTTGTCTGCACAATTGTTTCGTTCAATGTTTCTTCTATGAGTTGCAAAAAATCAGTAGCTCAACTCCAAAAGGAATTTAGCACAACAGTCCCTGTATCTGATGGAGGTGGTCCAAACACACAGAATATACAATATGATTAAAAGTATTTAAAAAATACCAACACAGCCAAATAACAAATAATTCCTAAATAAATAGAAAGGAGCCATATCGGAAAGATGGATTTTCGTTTATAACCCATCCCAAACTGTTTTAATGACCCATCTATATCATATAAAAATTGCGGTTTAATCATTTGGATTGCGAAAAAAAGAATAAGATATAAAATAATAGCTGCATGCAATTTATATTTTTGAAATGCCAATTTCATTATATTTTAATATTTTATTAAAATATATCAAGAGGACGTATTAATGTGGGTTTAAGTCGCACAGAACCCTACGAGAGCACGGAAATATTAATCATAGTAATCTTTAAATAAATCTTCTTCAAAATTATTTCCATAATCTTCGCCATGAAGGTCGGAGATGTCATTGTCTTCGTCCGAACCAAATATTTCTCGCATTTCTTCTTCCATTGCATCGTCTAAATATTGTTCAATATTTCCTTCGGAAACATCCGATGTTTGAAATAATCTTTCTTCCACAAGTGCCAATTTATCTTTCAATGCTTCATCTGATTCATTCACTTCTTTGGAATATTGATATAATGATTTTTGATTCCCTTTTCCCCAATCACCAAGACCTAAAGATTTCATTACATTATCAACTTCTCTTTCATATTCTTCTTTCATTTCCAATCTTTCTGTAAACGTTTCCTTTTCCTTTTCTTTTAATATGAATATTCTATCCATGATATCGTCATAAACAATATTTTGCGAAGACTTGTTGTTTTTCATAAAAGTCACAAACACCGCCATCACGTCGGCCATTTGTTTTTTTATTTTCTTTAATTTATTATTTGACAACATCTCATAACCGAATTCATCCACTACTTCTGGTTCTGTAACTTTAAAATTAATTTGCGTTTCAGTCACATAAAAATATAATATAGAAAATAGACAATACCGTAATAATAGTACGGTGGTATAATCATCAAACCCGGAAATCTGAGATATTTCGGAATACATTTTTGATTTTTCTGCAATTTTAGCGAGAGTCTTGTTAAAGAGAGTTTCCGAATCTGCATAAAAAGCTTCCAATGGGTCATAATATTTTTTGACACAAAGTCTTAATTTTGTGTCATCAGTTCGCGTTAAATTCCAATAAGAATGAATATTATTCTCGTGATTCACTTTATTCAATATTATATACGGAAATACACATGTCCCGTGAATACTATTTCTCATAAAACAAATATTTCTATTCATGCCTTCATCGCTTTTTTTCCAATTACCAAATTGTTCAAAAAAAGATTTCAAGTCTTGTTCATCCTTTCTATTTTTAAACTTGTGGTGTTCCAAAATAAAAGATATAATTTCTTCTTCCATTCTTTTTGCATTTGACCCTAAAAAATTTTTGAGGTCTTCTTCTGAACCACCCAAAGCTTTTGATAAAAGCTCGTCATGTATAATTCTATCTCTTGGGAGCAGCATTTGTTTTTGCACTGGATTTTTTAAACCAATTGTTCTTAACATTTTTAAAAAATCTTCCGTAGAGAAAGATGTGCCTTGTTCAAGTTTTTCATTTAATTTTAATTTATATTGGTCGGAATTTTGCAATTCATCGTAACTAATATAATTATTGTGAATCATTAATGCTCTTATAATAACATCGCCATTAAATGTATTCGTATTTGCAACATAAGTTTTATTTTTTGTATTTATATCACCAAACAATGTCTTGCTTTTTGTCAATTTTGTTACATCTCTTAAAATATCACCCAACGCACCAATCTCTTCATTCACTTGTAAAATTTTTGGATTTTCTTTTATAAAATATTGTAACACCATTTCATTCGTTTCGTTGCAACAAACATTATCTACAAATGGTCCATTGCGACTAAAAAGCAAGAGTGCTTTTTTTGAAACAATATCCTGTACAAGTTTTTGAAAAAGATACGAATACTGAATGATTTTTGATTGCATTGCTTCTAGTGAGGAAACCTGTTTTCTATCTCCAAGTCGTAACATTTGAAAAAGACTGTTTTTTACAGATTCAGTGACCGGAAGAATTTCTTTTAACTTAAAAGGAATAATAGCTGGTAAAAAATGAACCCATTTCGTAAAAGAATGTTCAATGAATATTCCGTGAGAAAGGATATCTCTATCTTTTGTTGCAATTCGTTGGTCTATGCGGTCTCTAACACTTAAATCGCCAATCAAATTGTCCTCAATCATTTGTTTTAGGTTTGCTTTGATTTTTTCAACATTATCCTTGTCCTTTTTACCCTTTAATACATTCCATGGCTCAATAGAACTTTTGATTTTGGAAGCAACACACGCAATATATTCCAACCCCGTTTCGTCGTCGTTTGTCAATGGATACCCTGAAAAGGATTTGCGACATCCCGGAAAACTGTACTTGAATTTTATTTCCGGAATACTCGTTTGTATAGCAATAAAAAAAGTACCAAGGGTCAACAAAAGTAGGTTGTTATTTGAATAATCGGTGTACGATTTAACAGTCTTCTTTTTCTTTTCTGGAAGATTCTCAACAATGGCCGCATATTCTTTTTCAGTAACATTGGCAGAATGATAGGCTTGTTTTGTTGTTGCAAGAATAAAAGGATAATGAAGTTCCATGTGAATCATCATGGTAGACTCCATGGATTTTACAATATTCATAATTCTTCTCTCCAATGCATCCACTGCTTTTTTTTCAAACACAAAATCATCTTCAATCTCTTCTCTTACTCCATACTCTTCAACAAAGTCAATATTGCGCAATGTAAACCCGCTATATTTATCTACATATTTGTCTCCATCGTCGCTTTTTTTACCAATAGAAAAACACATTAAATCCAACCGTCTCTCAAACTCATCGGGTGTATCTATGAATGTTTTGGCCAATACATAATAAAACCGAGGAAGTAACTTCGTCTCAGTTTCTCTACAATATAACCAATGATTCTCCAGTTCCTTCTCTTTAAGGTAATTAGAGAAATCTTCCTCGCCTATATCTTTGGGAGAAACACTCTTGTGTTCAATCATTTCGTTTTTCTCAAAAGTAAATCTTCTCGTAAATTTCAAAATATCCTGATATTTTTTGACAATATCAGTTTGTCCTAAAATCATGTCTCTCAACCGAACATACGGGGACTGTTTTACTTCTGATTCTGCTACTAGCAGTCCTTCTTTATATTCTTGTAAGGTATACTTGATGACGCGGTAATTTGAAATTTCCTTCAACTTGGTGATACATTGAGTGTAGTATTTTAACATTTGTGTAGTATAATTTTTGTTTTCTTCCATTGACTTTTCATATTTTTTATCAAACTCTTCCACAATATTTTTCAAAGAATTGGCGGTTATTTCATTGGAAACGGTTTCGTTGGAAAGACACTCTTGTTTCTTATAATTACATGTTTCTTGTAATAAACATGCAAGTTCATCTGTAATAGGCTGGTCTGGAATATCATCTAATTCCCATGTATTATTTTTTCTCACATAATAATCCAACCTTTCATCTCCAGCTGTATTTTTGTTAAATATAATTGCATAATCCATATTATTAACTTCTTTATGTCCAATTTTTATTGCTTCAATAACAAAAGGAACATCAGATTCTTTAATTCCATGATTTACCAGTTTTCCACTCAACATTTCGTAAAAGGCATCGGGTTCCATAAATTGTTTTTCTTTTACATAATTATCCACAATTGAATACGGAGTTTTATCAAACTCCCTGTCATAAAATATTTTCTTACCATTGTCGCTCTCCAACTCTTCAAGAGTTCTATAGCGCTTTGCCAGCCGAATTGTTTTACATGGTTCTCCCGCCAAACTTTTTGTAGTGATTTCGCTCAAAACATTATCCAATTCATTCGTTAAAATTTGGCCGACACTGGCATCATGTAAGGAAGAACTATATTGGCGTATAGCGTAATTATATACGTTACCAGAATCCAATAACAAAATATTTTTTAATAGTTCAGAATTAGTTGTTCTTCCTTGTTCATTATAACCATAAATCCTTTTTACAACTGTTTCGTAAAATTCACGTTTTGAAAAAATATGTGCTACCATGTTTGTTTTTGCATTATTTCCAAAATAAGTTCTTGGTTTCAATGTTTGGAAAATTTTGGATTTTTGAATAAAACTCTTGATATAATTGGAAATTTCATCATCCAAAAATTTTGTCATTTCCATGTATTGTTGGAATGTAATGTCGGCGTGATAAATCAAAAAGGGTTCCAAAGAATGAATGATTTGATAAACAGATAATTTTCCTTTCAAATACTTTTTCATCAAATGAAATAGTTGACGTGTTTTTGGAACAATTTTACTGAGATATTCTTCAAACAAATCACAACCATCTCTGCGCACAATGTCCATGTTTAAAAAATAATTTTTAATATTATCTAAAAATCCATTCTGTCTTTCAATAACTCCCTTGTCTCCATACTCAACCGTTTTTTCATAAAGAGATGTTCCTATTTTACCGTCTTCATCAAAAAGACAATCGCCTCTTAAATGGGGGGTGACATCCGTATCATGAATTTGCATTTTAAACATTTTTGCATAATTTATAAACTGCGTAGAAAGATTTGATTTAATCATTATATCTGTTCCCGGTAAATTTACTCTTGAAAATCTCGCAACTGGTTCCGAAAAGGTAATTATAGATTTTAAAAAAAGATTGTCGGTCTCATTATAATTTATAAATAAATGTTGTTTCTCCATTAATTCACATACTTGCACCTCCTTTCCATTTTCTTTCACAGCTGTATGACATGAAAAAGCATCTGTTTTAAATTCACCTAAATTATTAATCATAACCGCGAAATTATCATTTACTTTTTTATTGCATATAATATCACCAGTGTCATTAAAATCTAAATCTTCAAATGGAGCAAACCATGAATTCAATCGTTTTAAATAAGTTTTGTAATTATTCTCAACATCAATGGACTTGTAACTTTTTATAATATCTTCTAAATTTTGTATTCGTTCGTCCTGGTCATCAATCATATAAACCATATTATTTTTGGCAACCGGGACAATCCAATAGAGGGATTTTTTTAATTTGGAAAAAGATTCTACCAATGGGATATAATTGCTTCCTTTTTTATAAGCCATTCTCACATTCCCATCTTCGTCTTTTATTGAAAATTCATCTCTCAATTGAATAAATCGCGTAATAGTTGTATTTATAGCCGCCAAAACACTCCGTGTTCTTTTACTCTCTGGAATACTTGATAGCAAGTCATCCAATAAATCGCTTGTTTGGTCTTCAATACTATAACGCTTGTATTTTTCTTCTACATTATAATATTCTACAATTTCATCCATATATTCTCCGAAATGAATTCTGTCGGCTTCAAACAATGCTCTCCGCGCCCTTGTATCAAAATCGCGGATGGGGCGAAATTCTTCTGGGTAACTTTGTTCTTCTTCTTCCATAAAAATACGGTCATCTTCGTCCACATCTTGCTCGTCATTATCGGTTTTCAATGCTGGTTCTGCTTCATGTATAATTTCTGGTTCTGGTTCAGGCTCGGTAATGATAGGTCTTTCTCCAATTTGAATATCCAGTATATTCATGTTCTCCGGCAATCCTTTGTAAGAAAAATCAATGTAAATGACATTTTTTTCAGGAAAAGTCGTCACCTCAATCATATCTTCTTCCAAATTTGTAATTTCACCTGAAATGGGTATAGTATAATCTTCATCCATGAAAAAAATAGTTATCCAAGTATCCGGTAATAGACCATTTTGGCGAGCATACCCATCCAAAGGGCTTCTTGATAAAAGCGAAATGCTATCAATTGTTCCATCATCTATGGATTTGTTTTCATGTATAGCCAATACAATTTGTGTATCTCCTGCAAGTTTCATATGCTTATCGTCAATGTATTTGATTAAAAAAATTTTTTTGTCTAAATCTGGCCTTGAGCGATTAAATATTTGAATGATATCGCCCAATTCCAAGTCAATTTCTTTTTCTTCCCCTTTTTCTTCGCCTTTTTCCAAATCTTCCAATTCTTCTTTTTCCCCTTTTTCCCCTTTTTCTTCGCCTTTTTCTTCAGTTTCCTTTTCCAAATCTTCCAATTCTTTTTCATCCTTTTCATCTTCATCTTGAGTTTTGAGATTTGCATTTGATTGCTCTACCACAGAATTCTCAGAATCTTTTTCTGCATCTTCTAATGTATCTTCAATATTAATCATTTATTATTATAAAATATATTATTTTGAGTTATTTGAGCTATTTGTGCGGTTTGACCGGTTTGACCGGTTTGACCGACTTGACCTATAACTAGAACTTCTAGAACTATCTTTTTCTACACGAAAAACATTAGAAATTGCTATAAAAGCGTCTTCTGCATCAAAAATTGCTTCCCGCATCATATGTATAATTTCTTCAATAGTTATCTTGGCTTGAGGAAACGATGGATGGAAAGCGACCCTGATAATACTCTCTTCGTCATGTGGATGCATTTTGATGTAACCGCAAAATGAGAGGATATCCTTTGAAAAATAATTTTTGTACAACATAAATTCAATTGCTTTTCCCAATGTATAATCGTCTTCAAAGACAATATCATAACAATTTTCCATGGTGGAAAGCGACGGTTCAATAGTAATTTGCCCATCGCCAAATTCGTCCAAATCAGTGAGTAGGTTTTGTATCTTTTGTTGAATAAAGTTTATTCCTAGAAAAACTAGTTGCGTATTCTCGTAAACACCTACACTTTGAATGGTGAAATCAAAAGAATTGGGTTTGTAAATTCGTTTTGCATCCAATAGCCACCAATTTGCCGTTTCATCTGCAATATCTTCCGGCGACATTCCTTGGTCCCTCCATTTCTGTGTCTGAATAGATAATTCCTGGTCTGCTTTTTCTGTGTCAATAGTGTTTCCATATGTACACGTGCTTGCCACATTAAACATGGCGCTTTCTTTTGCAGTTGCCACCGAGAAATCACAAGTGAAATGTATTTTTTCACCTGGAATTTCCTCCGAGATTCTTGGTTTTAGACGAATAAATAGTATAAAGTATTCTTCGGCGTCGGCTGCATCCGGAGGCATATAAGACGGGAAAATAGCTCGGTTAACATCCACGGATATTGGCTGGTTGTCGCTCTTCTTCTTGACAATGAAATGTTCTGTTGTTACTTGAATGATATCATCGGTTGTATTTTCTACATTTACTTCTAAATAATAGTCTTCCAAATCAATAGAACCTTCATACCCATGTTGCATATGTATAGGAATGCAACTCAGCCTCTGTTTCAGCAACTCATTATTCATCTGCGACGTGTTTGTATGAAACGTTGCTTGATTCTTCTCGTATGGCGATGTCATGAAGACCCATGTTGGAATATCGTTAGTAATACTTCTGCGAATAGCATTGGCAATGGAAACATTCACGCCTTCCAATGTGAATGTAGTCATGTTGAACGCATCTGTTTGAATATTTTTCACCGACATATTTTATACTTTCTCTTATTTTTTTAATATTATTTCAATTTTATTTTGAGTTAAAAAACGACAAAGTTTTTGTCTTTTCAGTTTATGACGGATATTTTGTATTATAGCAATTATTGTAATCATTCGAAAAAAATAATTCAGACATTATCCAAAACACAATTGAAAGATAAAATACATTTTATATGCATTGACAATCGTGTCAAGGAAGAAGGCAAAGTATATATTGTTTTACAAAATGGAAAAAAAGTAACTATGCCTGAAAATATTGAGAAAGTTCCGGCCATGATGAATTTGTCAAATTATTCCATTATTTACGGCGAAGATATTTACGCGTATTTGAATCCGCAAAATCAAAAAGTGAATCATGAAGCGACAAATAATAATATGGAGCCCATGGCGTTCTCTTTTGGGGGAGGGTCAGAAGTGGCGTCGGACAATTATAGTTTTTTGGATATGACGGCGGATTCTCTTGCGGCGACAGGTGACGGTGGTTTAAGACAAATGTATAACTATGCGTCTGTAGATTATCAGAATCACGTGGTTCCGATTAATACTCCAAGCGAGGAATTTGGGGCAAAGAAGAATAATATTTCCATGGAACAGTTGCAGAAACAGCGAGAGATGGATGTAAGGCGTTAACGTCTTGTGCGTCTTTTGGAATGTCTTTTGATGCGCCTTTTAGAATGTCTTTTGGAACGACGGTGTCTTGGTCTACGGCCTCCGCGATTTGTAAAATTGGTCGTGTCGGTTAAATTATGTAAGGATTGTTCAAGTGGAAGAAAAAATTTAATAAATGTTTTTATATGTTTTACTGTAAAATTATTTATAACACTAGAATTAGCTTTATCTTTTCGTGGGCCATTTTTTTTTAAAGTATCCCATAATTCGGTTTTATATAAATCAATTAAATTGGCTGGAAACACTATTGGTGATTGTTGATATTCAATATCAACTATTTTTGCAATTTCTGCTGGTATAAGAGTTGCTATAAAATTTGCTGTATCTAATTGATTGGCCAAATTTACACCAGGAGTTGTTGCAGGTGCGATAAAAGTTTGATTATTAAGGTCTGTGTTTATTGAATCATGAGCAGATTTCAATAAATCCATTTCGGGTGAGTTTAACTCCCATTTAAGAAAATCAACTTTGATAAGTTCTAATAACTCTTTTAATCCCAATCCTAAATTAGGAGTAATTTTATGTGAACTTATTCTCCATTCTCCATCCGTAGCTTGGTTTGCATCAGGCATTGTTCCATTATCTGAAACACGTGTTATGTTATAACTTCCATTAGCATTAGTTGAATTATATATATATGACATTCCACCATTATTATTATAGAATAAATCACCAGATTTTATAGGAGGTCTCAAACCATTTATAAAAGTATCTAATCGTACCATTATCTAATTTACATTAATATAAAAACTTAAATAAAATTTATAATTTCTTAATTAATGGCGCAAATCCCTAATTTCACAAACGTCTTCAACACTCTTTTCTTCAAACTGGTGAGCACTGTTATTGAATATTTTCCCAAGGATGCTACGCTTTCCACGGCAGAAAAAAGTCTGAATGCTATCCGCAAAATAAACCCCGCCTTAATTTATCGCGTATGGGTATACTATGTGGATACTCCCTATAAGAAGGAGATTGAAGAATGTAATATTGAATTTTTCGTCAATAAAGATTATTCCAATGATTTGCGAGACTACGCGGCCGTGCATGACTATCAAACAATTGCGCGCGCCATTGACCGCTTCCGCGAACCCGTGCGAAATATGGATAAACAAAGTCAGCTGGTCATCATGGGATATATTCAATCTTTGTCTAAATTGGCCGACCTTAAAAATTAATTTAATATTTTAATTTAAATATAAAATTAATGATAAATTATGGATGAGTATATTGACAAATTGCTAGACGAAATGACTTTTGAAGAGACGGAACAGGAATCCCCTGAACCCGAAACCCCGGGCCAAGAAACCCCAGAATTTCCCTTAACCATTGTTCCTGAATTTTATAAAATTATTGAGGATTTTGTCGCTGACATTCAATTAACTTTTCCTGAATATACTCCTATTATCCAGAAATGGTGGAATCCATCCGCAGAAGGAGAAGAAAAAGACGCGCAATGTAAATTCGTGTTTCAACACTGCCTTAATGTTTTGCCCCCTAAAATATTTGACATATTGCAATCCAACCCCAAAATGTTTGAGAAGGAATCTACCGACAATACAGAGTTCCTGCCAAACATTATTTTCAAATACTTGTGGAATTCCGATATATCGGAAAATAGTCGGAACGCTATTTGGAAATATTTGCAGGCGATATTGAATGCCATCACGGCATCCATGAAAGTTCCTGGATTTGAAGAAAATATTTTTCAGAATTTCAATCAAGAAGAGATGGGTGCCAAGTTAGAAGAAACAATGAAATCTGTCCATAATCTTTTTGATAAGGTTGGAGAAGGCGAGGGTGAAGGCGTAAAAGGTATTCAGGAACATTTTCAAGAGATGACAAAAGGAAAAATCGGAAAGTTGGCTTTTGAGATGGCGGAAGAAACTGCTAAATCTTTGAACCTTGACGAAGATGTAACGACAACACAGGATATGTTTTCCAGTTTAATGAAAAATCCAGGAAAGTTGATGAATATTGTTCAGAGCATGGGAAGTAAATTGGATGAGCGAATGAAGGCGGGTGATATTGATGAGAATGAAATTTTGAATGAAGGAATGGAAATGTTGGGGAAAATGAAAGATATTCCTGGATTCGGGGATTTAAGCAAAATGTTTAGCAACTTTGAGAATTTAATGCCTAAAGATTTAAGTAATGCACAAATGGGAGCTATGCAAACAAAACTTGGTCAGAATAAAAAAAAGGAAGACATGAAAAAACGCATGAATCAAAAATTAAATAAAAAACGCGAAGCAAAGAAGGACGAAGACTTGGAAAAGATTGAAAATATTAAAAAACTCTTGCAAGGTTAGAATTTTAGCCATTTAGGCCATTTCATAGACCTATTTCTTTTTCCTGTGCGTCTGCGACTCCTGTGACAACCTGGGTGACATACATGACGATGGCGGCAACCTTTGTGGTGACAATGTCCTCTATGTTTTAAACTACGCATAATATTAGAAAAGAAAAAAGTATTATATATTATGTCAACTTTTTGGGGGTCCGATTACCATGTGCTTTTCCAAAAGCAAAATGTACTTGAAATTATTCCTATACCACAAATGTCTTATGTTGAAAAATTAAATGCCTTATCTCGCCTCATTATTTTACTATCTTTAATTGGATTCGTAGTGTCTTTTTCTTACAAGTACTTGGTTGCAGGAATACTATCCCTTGTTGTCATATATATATTTTATAAATACAACAAGGAAGGTTTTAGCCTTATGTCTTTAACGCCGGATACGACCGAGCCAGTGCTTCAGTATTATCCGACTAAAGAAAACAATCCATTAGGGAATGTTTTAATGACAGATTATATTGACGACCCACAACGTAAATCGGCCCTGCCTTCTTTTGACCCTGAAGTAGTGGATGTGATAAATTCAAAATCAAAAGAAGTGACAAAAGATTTAAATCAAGGCTTAAATATAAAGCCATTGTATTCTGGTTTAGGAAATAATATGGAATTTGAAGATTCCATGATGAATTTTTATAGCACACCCTCTACGACTATTCCAAATGACCAAAAAGCATATAGTGAATTTTTATACGGAAATATGCCTTCTTGCAAGGAAGGAGATGCCATGCAATGCCTGAAAGATAATTACAGGTATACAACTCCTTAAACTTTATTTTATTTTTCTATTCCATATTTTTTATATTCTAATAAAATATGGACTATACATTTAATCAATTGTCAAGAGGCGGTAATGACGATGAATATTTAGACCAACGCGCCATTCAAAATATGAATGGTTCCAATTATCTTCTTCAGAATTATTTCGCAGAGGATACTACCATGCAAAAACCAATGCAGTTTGCATTAATGCAACCGAACATGTTTTACAAGGGAACAAATGGTTTGGGTCAAAATGGCCATAATATAGAGGAACATTCAAAGTTGACCATTGGGTCATTGCAAACCCACCCAAAATGCAGAATAGATTTGATTCAGCGCCCTTTTATTACAGTTCCGTATCTAGGAAGAGGTTCAGTAGACCCGGTAATGGAATCACAGATGATGCAGGGAGAATCCTATACAAATAAAAAAAGTCACAATCAATTGTCTGAGGTGAGCTATCTTCCACTAAGTAATACTCCTTTAATTCCAAGTATTCAGGAAACTATAACAAACCCAGCTTTTTTAGTGGAAGATAATTCTACGGGCTGGATACGAGGCGGAATGGCTTCGCGCGAACAAAACCGAGATGTAAATTAACGCCGCTTAGTCCCTTTTCCCGTTTTATATCTACGTGGAGTCGTAACTTTAGGAGAACCTATTTCTTTCACGCTTTTAAACTTGGCCAATGCCCGTCGTTTATACTTCCCTCTAAGGTAACGTTTAATGGGTATAGGGCGAAAATCGGGTGCACCATATTCGGCTCTCCATATATAAGTCATGTCGTGTTGTTCGTCAGAATCGTCTGAATTAAATTGCTCTGGGTGACGAAACCCATTGCGTTCATAAAATTCAATTGTTTTTTTTGTATACACAGAGTCTAGTGTTATCGCATGATAATCTATATTTGGATTGCTTAAATATTCTCTATAAACAATTGTTTTCAAAAAATTTATCATATATGACCCAAGCAAATTATACGAAGCCGAGTCTGTACAAAAGACATTAATATGCATAAAAGAGTCGTCGTTTATTTTACCGGAAGCGACACCCTGGATATCATTTATTTTTAAAAGAAGTATAAAATCGTCACTATGAAAGGATGAGGATAAATAACTAGGTGCTAACCCAAGGCACATTGGCAAGTCGTCCATTGATAATTTTTTTATTAATTCTTCTATAATTTTAGGAGTCAATGTTTTAACCTCAATTCCTTGAAAATAATGTTTATACCTTTCTTTTACAAGAACACCTAAATGTATATCTTCCGGAGAAATCGTTTCTTCTCCTTCATCCTCATTCTCTTCTATTTCTTTTTCTAATTTTTCCATTTGCTTCCGGTATTTTGGGTTTCCCATTTTATTTTATAAAATAATATAAAATGCTGAATAATGAAAACATTAAATATTTTGTAGACATGTTTTATGATGACATGGGTTCCCTTCCTCTGGAACTATCCATTCCATTAAGTGATTGGGACATAAGCAATGTGACAGATATGTCAAATTTATTTATGGATAAAGAAACTTTTACTGGTAGAATGATTTCTAGATGGAATGTGGGGCATGTTACAAGTATGAGAGGAATGTTTATGGGATGCAAAGAACTCGTGGGGGATACATTTGATAATTGGGATGTAAGCAATGTGGAAGATATGTCCGAAATGTTTGCTGAATGCATTGATTTTACAGGAGAATCTTTATCAAATTGGAATATAAATGCTTCAAATGTTACCAATATGTTCATGGGATGTAAAAAATTTACTGGAAGGTCGCTTATAAATTGGGATGTAAGCAATGTTCTTTATGCCGATGATATTTTTCTTGACTGTCCAATTATAGTTGACCCGTTTTCAGGTGCAAAAATGTATTCATTTGAAAATATACCTGTAAATTTTCAAGGAGCCGTTTCTATGTCTATTACAACACATGGGCACTTGTTGCCAGATAAAATTGTATTCAATGATTATGAAATGAAAATATTTAAAATGAATGAAGTTCCTATTGGTTATTGTGCAATTACTAGCGACGAGAAGCGTAGAACAATAACAAAAACCATATCTGATAATTTTTTAGAAAATAAAAATATTGTAAATGCAAAACCAGAGTATGAAGAAGAAACCATTAAAATGCTTCACCAACCAGTTGTTAAAGGGTGGGATAAAGCCGCAAGTGAACATATAGTAGAGCAAATAATGAGAGAACCGTATTTACAAGAAATGGAAAGAAAAAATTATTTTGACAAAGTTTTTCATTTTGGAAATATTTATGATAATGAAAATTTTGATAGAGAAATATTTTTAACATTTCAAAGTGGTTTTAAATATTCTATTAATCCCATGTCATTATCACATGGGTTGAATGATTTGCGATATATAGTAAATTCTCACGAAACAAGAGATGACATTTTAAGAATGATAGATGAGTTAATGGAAACATATAACTCATTTGAACATAATGGAGATATATATAGAAGTCAATTATATAAATTGATAGATAGTTTTAAAGTAACCACTTTATATGAATATGATTCCAGTTGCAATTCATTTTATGGGACATTTATAGAAAGCGACCCTTCTGCATTGGAAGATATTTTAGAATTGGTTGAAAAAACAAAAGAAGTGGCATGGGGGAAAAATAAACAAAATAAACAAAATAAACAAAGGATTCTTTCCAAAAGAAG